AATAGGAACGGGGTAATGGGCTGTGATATTGGTACGCATCAGTGTCGGCGCTCTATTTAAAATCACAGGAATTTGCTTAATAAGCTTATTAAAACTGCTCGTTGCAGCAGAGTCTCTTGCATCTACCGCCTTCTTAGCTGAAACATAGTCATATCCATTTCTAACCAAATCGCGGATGATATGAAACGTGTACATCTGCCAAAGCATATCCTTTGGAACAGCAGCTTCATTAAACCCTAGATTAGGCTCGGCGTAAATCGTAGCTCGTCCACTAAAGTCCTGTTTTTTTGACAATAGCTTCGAATGAAAATAGCCGCCTTTAGGCCCGGTATCCCCGGAGATTTGTTTGATAAATCCTTTAAGTTTCTTTCCCCGAGAATAACCTGAAATAGCATCCCCTAATCCGAAAATAGCTTTAGCACCGTCGTATAAGGCTTTTCGTTCAGTCACTAATTGCTCTGGACCCATCACATCTTTGATATCTTTGAGAGAATTATTAACCAACATGTGATCTCGAACGAGATAATTCACGTCAGCATATTCGATCTTATTCCCCCCAGCCTGCGTTGTCGGACGAACCAGCGGGGGTACCACTGGCATGGTATGTAAGACATAAGCTTCATTGGGACGAAGGCCTAGTTTTTGTAATCCAGCAAGATACTTCAATTTCTTGACAAGCTGGTCTCTTTTAGAAGGCGAACGTGTAGAAAGGATCTGATCTTTCAGATCTTTAATTTGAGACGCAACATCTACCTGTGAAAGCATTGCCTCAAAAGCCTCGCCACCTGTAATGAGATCATCAGGATTAGCATTAGGAGTAATAGTTTTAGCCATTATTTATGTCAGGTTAGTCGAATAATCACTGGTAATTCTGATTGATCGATCTACCCAATTTCATCATCAGGAACGTTGTCAGACATATTTTCAGGCGTGAACGTATCTGGCACAAACGTATCTTCCGTCGTAATAGATTGTTGAATAATAATCGGTGGGCAATCAGGCTTTGTCACATTTATCTGTCCGGGAAAGCGAGGAATCTCTTTTATGTTCACTTGTTGAACATAACTAATATCAGACAATCCCGTCACAAAACGGTTAGGATTTTTAATACTCACTTGGGAACTCCAGATCGTTGTCCTCTTTTTCTTCGTTTTCGTCTTCTTTTTCAGCAACTGGAATAGAAGTTTTGAGATTTAACGTTTTAATGTGTTTGCCCGTTGCGGAATCATGAAGATTATAGACTCCCTTGCCCTCTTGCTTAATACCAACGGAGCCAGAAACGAGTTGATTAAATTCGTTGGTTGTCAGACCTAGCAAGCTCTTAATCGGTTTTTCCATAACAGGATGAGGGATAGGCTCAGCAAGCGTATAGTGAGTCCAACGATTGCCTCGAAGGCCCCCGGTCAGCGAAGGATCGAAAAGCCCCCCTTTAGCGGGCTCCAGATTCTTGGCGTCAATCATCGTTGCGTCTTTAAGCTCCCCATTGCTCATCTCTACGATATCCTGATCGGTGAGGGGGGAAGCCGTTAATTTACCATCCTTAAACGACGTGCGGATTCCGGCTCCTGTTAAGTAATCAAGGAATTTTCTAGTTGCAAATGTCGTCTTAGGCTTAGGCAAGGGTTGACCATTTAAGAAGCGGGACCAGTAATCAGAGTTCTCCTCAGATTTAACAGTCGCTATTTCCTTAAGGTTCTTTCTTGCGTCAGAGCCGAGTAAACCAAGAAATTCCATGTAGCCTACGGCTTTGGAGCCTTCTTCTCCACCTTTCATCGGCTGCATATTGTTATCATAACTTCCGACATTCCGGGCAGACCAGTTCTGATCCGTTGTTTTATACAGCTTAATGATATATTGAGGTCCTGTCAGGACTTTGCCAATATCTTTGCCCGTTTTTGGATCTACTAAAACTTCTGAATCGTCCAATCCTTGTTTGCTCAGTTCATCTTTAATTTCAGCAATATTGCTATTCTTAGAAAAGTTATGTACAAGATAAGGCTTGCCCGTTTTCTGAGCAATTTTAGCTGCGGCGGTCTCCATAAGCTGACCAAGATTAATCCGAGATGTAACCGATGCTGGGTTTAAAAGTAAATCAACCGGTTTTCCAGTTTCTTTGTTATAAGGCATTTCATGATCATCAAGTATCAAAGACACGATACCCTTGTTACCATGGAGGCCGGTCAGTTTATCCCCCTTTTCTAAGGGTTTAATGGATCTCACCAATATTCGTATGGATTTTCCCTCGGTATGGGCGTCCACAACAGAACCATTTTCATCATGAGTCCAGGGCTCTTCGACAAGACGATATGGATTAACAAGAGTTTTATGCAATCGACCCAGCATCTTGTCTTCTGGTGTGGGCTCTCTTTTCTCTAGAACAGCATAAACTGGATCCCCGTGGTTTAGAGTTACGCCGACCTTAGAAAAACCCTTATCGTCTAGCTTATCAAGCTGCTCTTTTGTGAATCGACCCGGAAAATAGCGGTTAATAAGATGTTTCTTCATAACCGATGTATTTTGAACCTCATAGTCAATCTTATATGCATGATGACTAGAAAGGCTTTCCGCGGCGGATCGGCTAATGACTAATCCGTCTTCATGGTTGTAACCCTTATAGGGTAAATAAGCAACAGATAGATTTTTTCCCAGTGCCAGATTCCCATCCCGAGTATAATTGTTCTCCATTAGAACATCTCCGGGTTTTACTTTATCCCCAGGTTTGACCAAAGGATTTTCATCGTCTAGAAATCCTTTCATATTAAAAGGTAAGTTCTTAACGAGCGGAACCTTTACCGTTTTACCGTCATCTGTCTTAATAGTAATTTGCTTAGGACCAACGGATGCCACCTCACCATGAACAGGAGAAATCGTTGACACTACTTTTCCCAAAGCCTTTACAAATGGTGTTCCATCCTCATAAGTTGTCTGGACTAAAGGAGCTTCTCTTTCAACAAGAGATAACGCTTGAGGAATAGCTTTGCCGGCCATGGTCAATCGACCTGGGTGATTGGAATTAAGAAACGGAACTAGATTTGTAGTAATAGTGTACATATCTGTGCTATCCGCCAACCAATAGTCAACCTTGCTCCGGTCCACCCGACGTATTTCTCCGTTAACTTGAGCATCTACCATTTTTTTACCCTCCTGGTTAGGAAAGCCAATGGTGTGAGTCATCATTTCATGAACCGACAGGAAACGGGTACGACCTTCGTTGTCCCTTACTCGGGCGTATAGATTGCCATCGCCGTCTCGACGAGCAGAGACAGTGAAGCGCTGGTCAATACCAGCATGCCCAGATTCAGGAGTACGACTAGGATCAATAATACCAAGATGTGAAGGATCGATGTCACGAGCTGCCATAGGCACGCCTCGATCAGACGAGATGCCGCCTTCGCCCCCACCCAACACTGTAATTTTTGCCACATTTTCTAAGCTCTCAATGGGGTTAGTCTCCTGCGGAGTATTAACAAGTGTTGAATCAAGGATATAACCTGAAAAGACTTTATTGAAAGGCTTTGATGCAATGGCTCCCTTGATCTTCGGATCGTTCTTATCCATGCGATCCAATTCGTAAGCAACTTTTCGAGAAACGTTAGTTACTGATTGATGTTCTTTCTCAAATCTCCTAGCTAAAAAATCTGGAAGATTCTGAACCCGTTTAAATTGCAAAGAATCCCGATTGTCTTCAGGACGGCGGCCCGCATGAACGTCAACTAGATTCTTCATGGCCCGCAATAATGTTTCGGCATTAATTCCCGTCAGCGCCTTCCCTAAAGTTGCTTGAGTTGTCTGAGCAGAAAGTTGAGAATTTTCCAAAGCCTCTCGTAATTGAGCCGCCATTTCTTCTGGGCTAACCCCTGCTCGACGCTTAGATGTCGACACGAGACGGTTATATAAATCAGCTAGGTATTTATTTTCCTTCGCTGCGCTAGCCTTTAAGTTATCTTGCCAAACTTCTCCTGGAATATACAAACTGACTTCTTTAGGCCCGATGCCGAAAACCTTCGTAATAAGAGGGGTAACAGGAATTGAGGACGATTGAATTTCAACGTAAAACATACCCGTTTGTGGATCGAGCGTCAGAGAAAAACTACGTCCTGTCCCTGTATTAAAGTGGCTCTCAAGTTCCCCGGTTTCCCTAGCCCGAGTGTATACGCCAGGGCGAAGTTGTAACTGGTTAGCAACAGCGTAATTATTACCCTTATACAAAATGGTGTGTTTATCGGTCAACGAGAAAGCGTCCATCAAGGCAAAGTTCTTTTCTTCAGCCACGACTTTTCCGGTTGATTTATCGATAAGTTTCAAATCCCCACGTATAGGATAAGTTAACGATTTGGACTTGAGAATAGCTTCTTTCTCATCCTCGTGATTGAAAATCTTAGGCTCAGCATGAATATTTTCCGCCGTTAGAATGAAGTTTTTACCTTCAATCGGAAATTGCGACTCAACGCCTTGTATTAAAGAAGCGTCGATTTTACGACTAATTTCTGCAGGCGAGGAAAATATGCGTTGAAGATTAACGTCCGGCGTTGGCATTATGTTCTTGTTCGAGGTAAGAAACGATCATGAAATACTTATCCATAAAAACAAATTTGTCTTTGGATAAAATATAAGTCCCTTCATTTCTCAAGGCTTTAGTTTCTAGAATTTCTAACTCAGCTAGAGAGCTAACATCGTCAAAATCAATCTTAATCCAACGAACTTTAAATTTCGTCGGATCAAATTCGGATTGCGCAGCAGGACCAAATCCTGGAATAGTTACGGGATCAATTTTACTGACTCCAGGGGTACCTGCACCTATGAAAGGGCTAGTCGAGGTTGTTGCAGCCATGTTAATTCCTTTTGATTACGCAGCTTTTTGGCTTGGGGTCTGATCGGCTTGCGGGGGTCCCTGAGGCGCCGAGCTCTCGCCTGAGGGCGGCTGGGAACCTCCCGGCCCCTTAGCGTCGGAATCCTCCGCGCTGCCATCACCGGGTTGACCCGGTTGTCCTGGCTGACCCTCTGCGAGACCTGCTTGCTGCATAGCTAAATCCGCGCTCTTCTTTTCCTGCTCTTCCTGTAGGAGTTTGCTGACCATTAAATACATAGCGTAATCATCAAGTTTAAATTGATTGAGAACTTGACGGCGCGAAGCTTCGTCAGCATTATAAAGCTCTTCAGCGATAGCCTGTGCCTTTTCCAAGGCATTGTGATAGTCGCCTTCTTTATCAACCTTTTCTCCCACCTCTCTCGCTGCTAAGAATTCAGCTTGTTCTATTTCAATCTGAGTTTCTACTTTGTTAACAGCGGAAGAGACAGCATCTTCTTTGATTTTGCGCAATTCCTCATCAAAGTCCATGCCATAAGATTCATACAATGAAGAGAACGAGCCGGTTCCATTCATCACTAACTGTCCTAGCATTTGACGAAGACCCTCATCGTCGGCCAATTTAAACGGAGCTAATTCAACGTTACAAGTTTCGATCGTGAGGTACTTACTAACTCGAGTGACAAACCATTCAATGAACCCTTCTATTTGGTCAACGTACACTTCGAGCGTATTTCTCAAAAGACGAAGACCCACCGTTGAACTGGTCCAATTTGTTTGCCCAGAAAGAAGTTCTTTTGAAACCCCAAGACTTAACAATATAGCCTCATCGGCCTGAGCAATCTCTTGCGCTACAAGTAATGTCTTCCCCTCCCCGCTGATAGCTTGATACCCAACCGGTACTGGTGCAATAAGTACATGATTTGGATCTCGTTTATGCTCAATAAACGCCTGTTTCATTCTAGCAGCAAAGTTGCGCATAGAAATCGAAATGACAGGGTCGGAATTGCCTGTTTGGGCCTGCGGGAAGACAACCCGTAGAGGGGTCATGTAATCCTGGGCAATAGCCTCATTGCCGCGACGTAAGGTCTGCTGGTAGAAAACTAGGCTGAACAGGCAAATCAATGGGGGGATAGCGACGCCCTCGATAAGGGGGCCTGCCGACATATTCCGCAGATGATAGATATTGTCTCGGTCAAATTTGAAATCCTGATTGTTCTTGACCGCTTCAATGAAACCCCATGGGACGCTGTTGACAAACAACTTATCGCCCTGCCGCACGCGCCGACGCACTTCGTTCGGGATTTTGTAGTAATATTCGTATTCGTTTGTGATAGGGTTGTGGTTCACAGCGATGTTCACCGGATCCCATTTCACAAGATTCAAATCTCGAATATCCATTGACTTCGTATCTTTACGAATGAAATTACCGGAAAATGCGCACTTTGGACAAATCCCGTGAAATTCGTAATGGCGGAAAGTTATAAAGGTCGAAGTTTTAGCATTGTATTCCTGCGAACAGCTTGGGCATTGAAGCATTCGTTGAATAGGAAAATAGATCGATAAAAAAACATTTCCGATCGTATAGTATTCGAAGCCGATGTCATGCAGAGCTGATTTCAGTCGGGTCTTTTTAAAAATCTCCTCGTAGCGAGCTTTTACTTTAGGATCGACCGTATCCACGATGAAGTCCGTTATCGGGTATGTCGATAACTTACGTACAACTTCCGTTGTCATCGGAGATTGAATCGTAATAAAACGAGCCCAACGAATAACGTCATGCAGGTTCCTTGGGAGGAATTGATTCGCTACCGTAAAGAACGGATTAGGCGTAGCAGCGTAATTTCCATCTAAAGGGTTCATACCCCCCGACGTCATGCCGGGGATCAACGGGGGCTGGTAGGGATCAAAATATGGCATTAATGTTGGATTTCAAAATATAACGATATTTTAAGGCAGTACCTAAGTTAAGTCAACTACGGCAGAATTATTGCTTCAAGCATACAAGCAAAATTTGGTATAAGAAAAGTGCGAGGGTTTCTTATTGTTCTATAAAGGAGCGTGAAAGTGCCCTCCTGGTTTCAATAAGTTACTAATAGTTTTGGTATAAGTAATGTGTAGTACAAAAGTTCTTTCTTAATTGTCTCAACCTTGAAGGGGACGTTCATGGATCAAATCAACAGCACAGGCGCTGAATCGTCTGTTCACCTATCTTCAGAAGCCGTTCAAGCAGCGATCGCAGCACAACTGCGTAAAGATGCGTTGATGAAATGGGGTAGGGTCGGGCTGAGCATCTTCGGTCAAATCGCTCTGAGCGCGGCGACCGCATTCGCCACCATCAAACTCGTGGAGGGCCACAAGAAACCCGCCGGCGACGGCAACGCTCTCTAACGAGAGCAGAACCGAGATTACACTCGGTTCCTTTTTCCCCTAGACAATCTGGATAATGAGGCATCTAGATGGACCATTTACAACGGGGTTGGGATGAACAGCTGAGAGATGTCCACGCTCGCTTGTTAAAATCAGCGGACACTTCGGCAGTAACTTCAAAGAACATTTCAGAGGACACACAAGTCGTTACGAAAGAACTGGAAGGATCACCAATTGTTGAACTCCACCGAATTCCTCATAAACCGGTGGTGGCAGAGCCTGCTCCTCCTCCTCGATCTTTACCTTCGCCTCAAGACAGTATAGAGATTATTGGAGGTCGGCTGAATATAAAAACTGCAGCAGGAGACGCTAGTATACCCTTGAGTAAAGAGGCTGAAGCCCTTCTCATTAGAAACGCCATGAAGTATCAAGAGGCTATAATATCCGAGAAGAAGACTAACGCTCTTGTAACTATCGCCATGGCAATTTTGACCGGCCTTTCTGCGCTAGCTATCGGTCTCACCCTATTTAAGGGCTCAACGGGCAATAGAACCGTGTCTATTATTTAGGGCAGAATAGAAATTGTATTGGCCTGGCACAGCACCAGGCCAAAACTGAACATAACTTTTCTTTTAGCTATGACAACTCTTGCAGATTTCAGCTTTTCAAATTTACAAATCAGACAATATTTTGAGGGATCAAACGAGTATATTCCAACGTCAGAACTTCTCTACGTTCATGCGCACCCTCTAGTAACTCCAAATTTTTTAGCTGAGCTTGAAACCTTAGTCAACCAAACTTCCCAGCTCATGTCACAGAAAAACATGAAAGGGATTGTGGTAGAGAGATTTGTTAAACTCGCACAAGATTTAGGGAGACAATTGCCTTCCCTGACGAAGGACAACGCGGAAGTTGTCTTGTCTACGCTCAGGGAAGTTTATAAGATGTGCAACGCAATTATTGGTAAACGATGACGTCGTGTAGGAAGAGATTTCCTGTTGCGGTGTCTGCAGCGTTTCCAGGAACGCGTTGTAGTTGGACAAAAAGCTTTTGAGCAGTTACCGCCCAAACATTATTCAAAAATCCACTAAATGCGCTCGATGGGATAGTGGCAACTGCTGTGTTATAACTAGTAACCGCATTCGCAGAAACACTAATCGGGATGGCCTCGATGGCTGTAGAAGTGTACGTTCCACCAGTGCTACCTCCGGAATTTACAGCCAAATACTGAATTTGCATGGCGAAGTTTCCACCACTCACATCCGAAGAATATACAAATTTAAAGTTTATAGGTTTATACGGATTCGGGAAATTCTCAGTTGGAGGAAACCCGTTACGTAAGGGTATAGGCAACGCCACACCTTCCGTACCAGATTTTTGAAATGTCAGAGTTGAAATACCAGCAATTGCCGTAGTAGTGGCCCCCCCTGAGGGTAAGGAAACGGGGTTAACCCCTTTGTGCATTCCTTTAAAACTTGGCGCATTTTGTGCAGCGACTACTACCGGATTAGCCACTCCATACGTCACCGTGACAACGTAAAGAGGTGTCCAGCCTGGGTCCGGGGTAGGGGTAGTTTGTGTGCTCGTAGGGGCAGAAACGCCAGCTTTTAATTGCAGTGAAACTTGGCCATTAAGAAGGAGACAGGGCAAAAATTGATTTGTCGAATCTAGAAATGGCAGAGGAGACGACTGCATATTTGTCGTCGACAAATCTTGGTATTGAGCTTCGATAAGGTAATTGATCGATTGGCCTGGTACCGATGGGAAGACAAGAGTAAACTGTTGCGCAGCCAATAGAAGCCCTTGTTTAATCACCGGTGTACCGATATTGGCGTTAATAACAGAAGTTTGGTACAAGGCCCCCGGCCCAATTTGAAGAGTATTAGGGGCGGGATAGCTAACATTCAATCCCGAGACAAAGCCGTTGACGTTGGCAGTTTGAAATAACTCTTGAAATACGGATGATAAAGCAAGTTCAGTAAGCAATACAGAACGCCGAGCAGAATCTCCTCCTCCAGAGCTAATCGTCGTGATATTAGTAGCCAAGTCCTGCAAAGGCCGGTTGTCTACTGAATAGTAATACGGATCAAGCGCTGTGTAATAGCGAACTTGTGTGAGGGAGTTGGCATCCTGTGGAACGAATGCAGGTGTAGACATAAAATTTGAGTTCCGTCTGAAATACAGGTACTATTGTGTACTCGATCTATTTTATGCTAATCTGTCGAGCAATACAATCGTCAAGGATATCTTTATGCGTTTTATACGTTTTACGAGGGAAGGGCTCGTCTTCTACTATCACGGAGACAGGATACTTAGACGCTGGCCTTGGCTTCATAAAAGAGTAGGTAAATTTCGCAGTTCTCACTATTCACGGGATTTTGACGATTTCGATGGGTATGTGCAATACGTTGAGATGACTGACCCTATGTCGGTGAGATACACTGATAAACTACAAGGATATTCTTGGCGTGAACTTTTGACTGATTGGGTAAAAATCCTCTACCCAAATGAAAATGTTGTCGTACTTGTTAATGTTAATGCTTCGGCAAAAGGTGTAGCTTTTTGGTCTAGACTGCCAAAGACTAAAGTTGAGAAATTACTAAATGATGTGGTTGTTTTGAGATGTAAGAGCCCAAAAGAAGTCGGGTTACTTGTAGAATCTGTAACCCCAGAATTTGCAGACGCGTATGGATTTTCGGCATCTGGAGTCTTTATTAGTAATTTAGATAAAGAAGAGGGATAAGAAGGAGGCGACGAATGAAGGGGTTTGCTTATTTAGATGTGGACGGCAATCTTTATTGCAAAAGCTATGATTACATCATGACGGAAAACCCGTATTTCTGGAAAGATAATAATCACTTAGTAGTTATAAAGTGGCAATTTGATACCAATCAACTTAGCTCAATGAGAGCAATGTTGACTCAATTTAAAAGCTTACAGCTTAAACAACATCTAGTCGATGCTTTTCTAGAAGGTATTAATTTCGATATTTCTACGCTTAAAAGAAATGCTAATAACATTCAGTCCAGATAAAACTAAGGTTAATTTCGTTCATGAAGATGCTAAAGAATACATTTTTCTAAATAGATTTCCGGGCTTTTTAAAAGGTCCAAAAGACCAATATTTTCATATTCCCGCTAAAGCTCATGTTCTATATAATATTTACAATAGGCTGAGAAAATCTAAAAAATCTATAAAAGTGGCTCAGGACGTTCTAGATTTTATGAATCAACCGTTCGTCCTAAAGCCAATTCCAGCTTCTTTCCAATTTGTCACCTCTCCTATGGATTACCAAGAGATAGCCTTACGTTATCTTTACACAGTGGGGAGCGGCGGTTTACTTTTAGATCCCGGAATGGGTAAATCCAAAGTTGTCTTGGACTACATCGCATTAATGGGATTTAAGAAAACAATTATCGTTTGTCCGAAACCTCTTCTTTTCGTCTGGGAGGATGAAATAGCTATTCATCGTCCTGAATTAACTTTTTACACTGTTCGTAGCACGAATTGGGACGAGGAGAGAGATAGTATCGCTGCTTCCCAAGTTACGATTATAAATTATAATAAAGCAATCACCTTCCTTGAACAATTAAAGCGCGTTGGGTACGAATTTATTCATCTAGACGAATTTTTGATCAAAGATCCTTCCACTGATCGTACTAAAGGTTTAACTCATTTATCTTATATAATTCCGTATAAGGCTGGTGGTTCTGGTACCCTTATAAATAATTCAGTTAGAGATGTATTCGCCCCTGTTCGTTATCTAGAAGCATCTCTTGTCGGCCAAAATTCGGGTAATTTCCTAAATCATTTCGCTGTTAAGAAAAAGGCAAAAGATTCCGATCGTCAAGTAATTGTGGGTTTTAAGCATATGGAAGAAGCCCGCTCCATATTAGAATCATGCTGCATCGTTATGACTAAGGATAAGTGGCTAAAGTTACCGGAGAAAAATTTCCATGATATCTACGTGCCACTCACTGATGAACAACGAAGAGCTTCCGGAGAATTAGTTAGAAACCGACTTACTATCATAAACGGAACTACGATCGAAATAGATAATGCCCTCGTCTTGCTTTCTAAACTATATCAAATATCTAATGGCTTTGTGTATTGGACACCCCCAGGCGAAGAATCCGAGCACGAAAACGAAGTTAACGAATTGTTAGCTGAAGATCCTAAAAAGAAGAAAAAATTAAAACGACAAACCATCTTCTTTGAAGACAGTGCCAAGATAGAAGCTCTACGAAGATTAATCTGCGAAACGATACCTGAGCGCAAAGCTATTATCTGGTTCAATATGGAAGCTGAATACGTTCTTATTAAAGAAATGCTGGAACGTGAAGGAAAAAGCTTTTTAACGATTAAGGGTGGTGAAACTAGAACTGGTGAGAAAGTTCGCACCTTTAACAAAGATCCCTCTATCCAATACTTAGTTTGTCAAGCACGATCAGTAAATTACGGCATTACTGTTCTGGGCACAAACGTAGAAGAATTTGAAAACAGTGACATTGAGGTACCCCCTAATATTTCTCCCGAAGTTCATACTGAAATTTTCTACTCTATGAACTTTAGTCTAGAAGTCTACTTACAACAACAGGATAGGATTCATCGATTAGGCCAAAAACATACGTGTGATTACTATCGTATTTTTGCTACTAGTCCTGTTGAGAAAAGAATACGAGAAGCTATCGCAGATAAGCTTACTCTTAGGCATAGTTTGCTCATTGATATAGCCGAAAAACTTCAGAAATGCGAAGATGAAATGGTATAAGGTTTTTGTCTAACTTTATACCCAAGTAATAAAAGGGGGTATCTATGGATAAGTACTGTATTTTGCCTGGCGGTAATTCTCCAGAATTCCACGAACTTGATTTGGAATTGATCCGAAGAGGGATCAAAGCTAAATATTGTGAAAGTCGGACAGAAACAAGAATTTATTGCATTCCGGAATGCGATCTTGAAAAACTCCCCTTCGATAAATCCGGACCGTACCTGGGAAATGATAATTCTGGACATTCTATTTATGATCTTCCTTTAGTCGAAGAACTTAGGAGCCAATGGGGTTGTTCTGAATGGAAAAGTCTAATGTAATTCAATCAGATTAAAGCGAATTGGTATAAGTAATTTGTATAAGGAGATGTATTTGTTGCTCACGTTTTTAATCGGAGGGGAAAAATGAGCACCTCAGCCTACACGTTGGGTAATGGTGAGGAAAGACACACTCATCACCCGGAGACCTTTCAAATTCCAAACCGCATGGAAAGGGAGAATGTTCCTATCGGCGGCCATGTAAACTTGATGTTCAATGCCCCGTTTGGCATGACAGAGAGAATGTGGGTAATCGTGAATGGTCGCATTGATGGCGGCCGGTACACGGGCTTCTTGGTTAAAAACCCCGCTGTCATTTCGGCAAAACGGGGGGATTCTGTTGAATTTGGACCGGAACATGTCATCAATATCCTCACCCCAGAACACGAACGGCTTACCGTCGTTGCTCGACGACACGATCAAGAGCCCTGCGTCGAAACAGACTGAAGGATCATCTTTGATTACGTCGGATATTCTCGGGCTTACAATTCCGGAAAACGGCTTGTACATCTGGCTTCGTAAGCCCGAAGAATTTTCAAAATCTGTCAAAGACATCTAATCTTTTGTCAGGGGACATAAAGATGGGAAGAC